AGTAAACGCTGCGGGAAACTACACCAAGCCAGAAATGCGAAAGCGCATTGTGTCCCAAGTAAAAGCTGCCGCAACACAAGGCACGGGCGCAGGTCAATGGTCAGCCCGCAAAGCCCAGCTAGTAGCTAAGAAATATAAGGCTGCTGGTGGGGGGTATAGAGATTGAAAGCGCCTCAACAATCCCTTAAAAATTGGGGCGATCAAAAATGGAGAACCAAAAGTGGTAAACGATCTTCTGACACAGGTGAAAGATATCTTCCTGAAGCTGCAATTAAAGCTCTCAGCCCTTCTGAGTATGCTGCGACAACGCGTGCAAAACGTACTGGCAAAAAAGCCGGGAAACAATTCGTAGCCCAACCAAAGACAGTAGCAAAGAAAACAGCGGGATTTAGAAAATGATTTCATTCATCCAAAAGCAACTTGAAGCTTCTGAACGCATGTTTGAACTCATGCACAGGGATCACAAGCACCGCATGGAACAAATTGCAATGTGGGCCGACATGAACGAAAGCCTCATGCGTAAGTTGGAAGAGCGCGACAAAGAAATTTCCGCCCTTAATGCAAAGCTGCGTGCGTACGAAACATTGGAGAAACTCTAAATGGCATACACCACCGGTACTACCGCCTTCAACATGGACTTCACGGAGATCGCCGAGGAAGCGTGGGAGCGTGCCGGTCGTGAAATGAGAACTGGTTATGATTTAAAAACCGCTCGGCGTTCAATGAACCTGATGACAATCGAGTGGGCGAATCGTGGCTTGAACATGTGGACAATCGAGCAAGGGGTCATTGACATAACTCCCGGATTGAATACCTACGCCTTGCCGTTGGACACTATTGATTTGCTGGATAACGTGATCCGCACCGGCGCAGGGCAACAATACAATCAGTCTGATCTTACGTGTACCCGGATAAGTGTTTCCGATTATGCTACTATTCCTAACAAGTTATCGCCGGGCCGTCCGTTGCAGGTATGGATTCAAAGGCTAAGTGGCAACACAAATCTGTACAGCGGAACACTGGCTACCGCGATTAGCGCCACCGACACTTCCATTACTCTTACCAGCACAGAAGGTTTGGCGTCTTCTGGGTTCATCCAATTGAGCGCTGGTGGTGAGTATGTGTATTACAATTTTGTAAACGGCAACACTCTGGGTAACTGTTTCCGGGGTCAAAACAACTCAACGGCCACTGCGTACAGTGTCGGCACAGCGATTTACGTACCCCAACTACCGGCTATTACCTTATGGCCAACCCCGGACAACTCCCAGACTTACCAATTTGTTTACTACCGTATGCGCAGGATTCAAGACGCTGGTAAGGGTACGACGATTGCCGACATGAATTTCCGTTTCCTACCCTGCTTAGTAGCAGGTCTGGCTTACCACATTGCGATGAAAGTGCCCGAAATGCAGGTTCGGTTAGAGATGTTGAAGGCTGCGTACGATGAGCAGTTCAACCTAGCCGCCGGTGAAGACCGGGAAAAAGCCGCCCTACGGTTCGTGCCTAGACAGCAGTACATCGGCGGGAGTGTCACCTAATGGCTGATTTTGCAACGGGCCGCAAAGCTATCGCCGAGTGTGATCGGTGTGGCATGCAGTTCAAACTAAAAAAACTAAAAACTGAAATTATCAAGACAAAAAAGTATAATTTGAAGGTGTGCCCCGAGTGCTGGGATCCGGATCATCCACAGTTGTTGTTGGGTATGCAGCCGATTGTTGAGGCAATCGCCTTGAGGGAACCGAGGGTAGATACTACTTACATTACAGCCGGTTTGAACGCAGACGGCAATCCGACTGGCGGATCAAGAAACATCCAGTGGGGCTGGTATCCTGTAGGTGGGTCAAGCAATTTCGACGCAGTATTAACCCAAAACTACTTGGTTTCTACTACGAATGTTGGTACAGTAACGGTAACAGTGTCTTAAGGAGACGAACATGGCAAAAATGGAATCAGACAAAACCGACATGACCCAAGACAAGGCGTTGGTTAAAAAAGCTATTAAGCAGCACGATACGCAACAGCATAAGGGCAGCAAGGGCACTAAGCTCAAGCTCAAAAGCGGCGGTTCTATCAATGCAAAAATGAAAACTATGGGTCGTAATCTGGCTCGCGCTGCAAACCAACGCGGCTCTTCAAGGGGCGGATAATGGCTAAATACAGCAAAAAAATGATGGGTAAAGAAGTGGGTGATGCGGCTGTGTATGCCGAGCCCCACACAATGACGGGTAAAAAAATGAAGATCGCCGAAATCCCCGGCAAACCCTCTGAACTTAGTGGCACTAACCGTATGCGCATGAGTGTTGGAATGTACAACAACGGCCCAGTGGTACCCACTAAAACCGACGGCATCAAAGTTCGCGGTAACGGAGCGGCGACCAAAGGCTTGATGGCCAGAGGCCCGATGGCGTAATGACGTACCAAGAGCTTGTCACCGCTATACAGCAAACTGCTGAGAACTCGTTTGATTACTCTACCAACCCGGAGATAATTAACAGGTTTATCCAGCAGACGGAGCAGCGCATCTACAACACGGTGCAGATCTCCAACTTGCGCAAAAACGTGACCGGTAACTTGACCGGGGGCAACGCATACTTAGCTTGCCCAACAGATTTCTTGTCGGTGTATTCCTTGGCTATTTACACCGCAAACGCAACACCGGTTGACTACACTTACCTCTTAAACAAAGACGTGGACTTCATTCGTGAAGCGTACGACAGCACGACCGGCAAACCAAAACACTACGCCATTTTTGGCCCTCAAAGTACAAACGATTTGTACTTGACCTTTATTGTTGGGCCGACACCCGACACAAGCTATTCTGCTGAACTGCACTACTATTACTACCCAGAATCCATCGTCACTGCGGGCACTACTTGGCTCGGCCAGAACTTTGATTCCGCGTTGTTGAATGGGTCTTTGGTTGAAGCTATCCGCTACATGAAGGGCGAGCAAGATGTGGTTCAGTTGTACAGCACTCTGTACATATCAGCTATTACGCTCCTCAAGAATTTGGCGGATGGTAAACAACGCGCTGATACGCACCGCGACGGACAAGTAAGGGTGAATGTTCAATGAGTATTGTTCAGACCCAGACTACAAGTTTTAAGGCGGAGCTGTATCAAGGCATCCACGATTTGACTACAGACGTTATAAAAATCGCCCTGTATACAGCCTCCGCCAACTTAAACGCCAGCACGACGGTTTACTCCACTACAAATCAGGTAGTAGCATCTGGGTACACAGCGGGCGGGCAAATAATGACCGGGATTACGATAAATTCCGCCGACTACACTGCGTATGTTGGGTTTAACAACGTTTCTTGGACTTCGGCATTGACAGCTAGGTGTGCTTTGATATATAACTCCAGTAAGTCAAACCGTGCGATTGCCGTGCTAGATTTTGGTTCAGACAAGACAAGTTCTAGCACGTTTACAATAACAATGCCACAAGCAACAGCAACGACAGCATTAATTCGTAGTTCAAACTGAGGTAAATATGTTAGTAAGCACAATTCATGGCGAAATGGACGAAAGCCTTCTAGAGAAAAAAGAAGGTGGATTCGAAGACGACAACGAAAAAACCACTTGGGTAGAGTATTGGTTGGACAATGAGCTTGTTCACCGCTCTGCGCATGTCACTTTAAAAGAATTATCCGCCGCTAAAGGCGAAACTGAAGGATTTTAATCATGGCAAATACACAATCGGTATGCACATCCTTTTTAGCTGAAGTTATGCAGGGCTACCATCAGTTCGGTCAGCCTTCTTTGACTTCCCGCACCAGCTTGACGTCCCCCACTAACGACACCTTTAAGTTGGCTTTGTATTTCAGCTCGGCCACTTTGAACGCATCTACCACTGCGTATTCAACAACAGGCGAAGTGACAAACACTTCCGGTACTGGGTACACTGCTGGCGGCATTACTTTAACCAACGCTAATACTCCCTCTTCAACAAACACTAGCACAACCGCTGGCACGGGTTTTTGGACTCCCTCGGCATCCGCGTCTTTAACTTCCTTGACTATTACCACGGCGTTCAACTGTGCTTTGATGTACAACTCAACCCAAGGTAATCGCGCAGTGGCAGTTTACACGTTTGCCGACCAGACAATTACTGCCGGTACATTTACTTTGACCATGCCCACTAACGCGGCTGCTACCGCTCTTTTGCGTTTGGCAACAACTTAATGCTATGAATCGTGGCAGAATCAAATCAAAACTTGGAGCGAGTTACCCCCGGCTATAGGTTTGTGTACGGCGGGGTTACATTCTTTTATTACACCGGTAATAAGGGGCAGGGGCTGCCCAAACACGAGCATCCGTTTTCTCATTTAACGTTCGTTGCTTCTGGGAAAACATGTATACGCAAAGAAAATTTGTATAGGGAACTTTTGCCCGGCGACCACCCACTCAACCTGAAAGAAAACGAGTGGCATGAAATAGAAATCCTTGAAGACAATACGGTTTTTATCAACGTAAGTGGGGGGCAGGATGCCTGAGTACATTATTTTTGACGCCGAGGGTAAATATTCCAACTGTATTGTGTGCGATGAATGGGATGTCCCTCCTGACGGGTGTACAAAGCAGTTGATACCCGAATACCACTATTGGGATAAGGAAAAGCAAGAAATTATTAGGGATCCCGCCGCCCCTATAACAATAGAGAGCGTGTAGCGTGCCTACTTTTAACACATATTATTTTGATTCCGGAACTTCTTGGCGTGTTCCGGAGGGTGTTACTGCCATACAGGTAGAATGTTTTGGGTCTACCCCGGGTACTACGGCTACGGGTATAGTGCCTAATGCAAATTATTCCGGCGGGTCTTACTCAAAAAGCAACAGCATCGCGGTTACACCGGGCTCTACAGTTTATCTTAACGTTGGGGCCAACGGCGGTAATAGTTGGTTTAACACAAGCAACGTCGCGCCTACTTCGGCTTCTTCCACATCTTCCGCTTGTTTGGCTGTGGGGGGTACCACCGTCGCTCCGGATCAAGTAGCCGCTAACTGCGGTAATGTTAAATATGCGGGGGGTAATGGCCGTTTTGTTACCGGCACCGATCCGGTAATCTTAACCGCCCAAGGGGGGAAAGCAGGGCCGAACGGCCCCGGCGCTGATGTTGGTGATCCTTATTCAAATACAGTATTGAATGTATTAGGTAATAATTATTTACGTTGTACCGGCGGAGGGGGAAATGGAGGATTTCAAGGTGGTTTAGGTGTAATCCCATATGGACGAAGTGGTACAGGCACTGCTGGAATGGGGCAGTATGTTTCTGGGGCTAATAATTTTCAGTCTGGTACTGGAGAGATTTTAGGTACTTATAAATACCTTAATAGTCTTATACTCGACACCTTTACTTACCCTAATGGGTTATCATACCTTATTACTCCTACTCTTGGTGAAGGCGGTGGGGGTAGAACTACAATAGTTTCTACTTCCGGTTGCTGCTGCTGCTATACATCTTTTAGTCTAGACCCGCAACAGGGCCAAGTAGTAATAACCGTAACTGAGGCCACTCAAAAAACCATTGTTTACGCAGTGCGCAGCAGTCCCCGTGGTGAACAATCTTTTACTTTGCCCACCGATTTTGGCTCACTTATTTCACTTGAAGCCTTTGGTAGTTATGCTATTAGAGATACCCAAAATAACAACGGTGGCGGTGGTGGCGGCGCGTACGCAAAAACCCTTGGGACTTCTGTTACCGCTTCTATGGTCGCGGGATCAACGACTGTTTACTATTATGTAGGTTCTAGCTTGGATTTTTCTTCTGACGGAGAGAGTAGCTACATACGCATAGGCACAAGTGGGGCTCCTTCTTCGGTCACTGATGGAGTTTTAGCCAAAGGAGGTTCTCGCCCCTCTGGCACTACTGGCGGTACTGGGGGCACTACTGCCGACAGCGTTGGCGATACAAAATACGCTGGTGGTAATGGTGGTACTGGAGGCGCGGTTAATAATCTTGGGGGTGCTGGTGGTAATGGTGGCCCTCTTGGTGCTGGCGCTAGAGGGGGCAACGGATTCACTTCTACTGCTTCAAGGGGCGACGGTGGTGGTGGCGCGTCTAATGGGGGCTCTGCTGGTGCCAACGGTACAACTTCAGCTGGTGGTGCTGGCGGCACTATTACGGGGGGTACTGGGGGCACTGGGGCTACATCCTCTGTTGCCGCAACGTCGGGTACAAACGGCGGCGGCGGCGGTGGTGGTTATGGGGTAGCCGGGAGTATTAATGGCGCATTGGGGGGTATATTAAATAATGGTACATACGCCACAAGGGGCGGCCCGGGGGGCGCGGTATACTACGGCAGTGGTGGCATCACCAACGGTTTTGGCCTTGTTGTTTTAACATACGCACCTCTCTCCGGCGTTGTGCTTACAGGGTCGGCTTCGTCTGCTTTTAGCGGTACATTATCCCCCGCACAAACGTTAACCCAAGCGCTATCAAGCGGGTCTGCGGACGCATTGGCGGGTACTCTAACTGCCTCACAGACATTAACCATAGCGCTATCCAGCGCAATTGCGGAAGCATTTGGGGGGACTTTTGTTCCTTCTAACGACCAAGTAGTGAATTTAAGTTCGGTGTTTGCCCTCGCTTCCGGTGGTACATTAACAAACTCACAACTGATTACTCAAGCATTAACCGGCGTTTCTGTAAATGGCCAAACATCCTCGTTCCCAGTGTTTTTGGAATTGGTTGGCGCGTCGGCTGCCGGAGCAACGGGTTTGTTTGGATACGTAAACACTGGATGGCAACCAATCAACACCGCCGGTGGGTCAACTAGTTGGATAGATGTGGACACGCAACAGACATAAACACAGTAAACAGGATAAAACATGGCAACCTCATATACCTCGCTTCTTAACCTCGCTCTTCCAGTTACTAACGAGAACGTCAATACTTGGGGCGATTTGGTTAATAACTCCGTTACTTCTTTGTTGGATACCGCGATTGCGGGCACAACAACCCTTAGTGCAGATGCCGACGTCACTCTTTCAGTTGCAGACGGTACCGCCGACCAAGCACGACAAGCCATTATTTTGTGGACGGCAAACGGCACCGTGACAAGGACAATCACCGCCCCCGCCACTTCAAAAGTGTATGTTGTAATCAACAAAACAGGTAGCACACAAAGCATCCAATTCAAAGCAAGTGGTAGCGCGTCCTCCGTCACTATTGCCGCTGGTAGTAGAGCCCTTTTGGCGTTTAATGGAACCGACTTTGTATTAGTAAGCCCCACTACTTTTTCTAACTTGATTCTGGATGCGGGCACAACTGCAACTGCGCCAATTAAATTTACTTCCGGGACAAACTTGACTACCCCAGTTGCTGGCACGGTCGAGTACAACGGGTCTAGCTATTTTCAAACCATAGACACCACATCCGGGCGCGGGGTGCTCCCCGTTTCTCAGTTTATTTATTTAAGTTCCAGCAGCACGGGTATTACCAGCCTGTACCCCGTGTTCCCGTCCCGCACGCTTAGTTTGGTCAGCGGAGGTTTGTATGAATATGAAGCTGAAATTTATTTGTATAAACCTAGCAGCGGTACGTTGACTTGGGCTTTTAGCTTTTCAAACACACCCGGATTTTTAAACGCGTATTACGTCGGGCACCCGACTAGCGGGGTAGGTACTGTGGGCAGTGCCACCACTGCGGGTATTGTGAATTCTACCGGTACAACAATTGCTTTACCCAACACGGGAACCTTGTCAAGCGCTACATACAACCGCTACACAATAAAAGCGCTGATATCAGTTTCTTCCGCAACTACCGTTAATTTACAAGTAGCGAGCAATTCAAACGCCGTGGACATCCTTGCCGGAAGCAGCGCAAAAATTACTCGCCTGCCGACATCCTCCGTCGGTACCTTCTCATAAGAGGTGAAAAATTGATCCTCTCACTATCCTTGCCGCTGCCGCAACTGCTGTTGGGTACGTTAAAAAAGGCTGCGCTCTTTATAAAGAATATAAAGCAGTCGGTAAGGAAGCGCACGACGTCATTTCTGACATCAGCAAAAACTTGGGTAGCTTCTTTACAGCCCATGAAAATCTGCAAACTGTTGTTAGAGAAGACCAAAAGAAAAACAAAGCAGTTGACAAAGCGGTTGTTAAAAAACCTCAATCTCTTAACCAGCAAGCTTTGGACAGGGTTCTTGCACAGCGCCGTATGGAGCAGATGGAAGTCGAACTACGAGAAACTCTCATCTACCATTCACCACCTGAGCTTGGTGCTGTTTATACAGACTTTCTTGCTATGCGGAAAGTTATTCAGGACGAACAAGAAAAAGCCAGAGCAGAGCAAGACAGAATCGAAAGACAGCGGGAATGGAAAAGACGCCAGCTAATCGACAGCCTGCAGGACAAAGCGCTCTACATAGCGGCGGTTCTTTTCGTCGTAGTGTATATGGTGGTGTTCGCTTACATCCTAGTTCTGGACAGACGGACACGCTGGGGTTTTTAGTCACTTTGATTGTCTTGGCGGTGTTGTTTACCGTCATCCTGCCGATTACCGCGTTCCTGTATGTGGATATCCTGACAACCAAGAAAGACGTTGAAATAATAATGCGCCGGGCGGAAAAATGCCCAACAAAATGTGAAAAGGATGAAAAATGATACCTATCGTAGCCTCTCTTTTAGGAACCCTAGCCCAGAATGGGTTGGGCCTTTTGTCTTCTGCTATCCAAGCTAAGGGTAAGGAAGTTGTTGAAAAGACCTTGGGCGTAAAGATCGCCGACAACCCATCTCCAGAGGAAGTTTCCAAGCTGCGTGAACTGCAGTTTGCCCACGAAGAGCGCCTGTTGGAGCTGGGTATTGAGAAGGCTAAGATGGAGCTGGCTGAATTGGAATTGTTCGCCAAAGCCGCCCAAAACGAAGAAAACAACGTCTCAGATCGCTGGACTTCTGATATGTCGTCGGACTCTTGGCTGTCAAAGAATATCCGACCCATGAGTTTAATCGCCATTTTCTTGGGGTATTTCCTGTTTGCAATGATGTCGGCTTTCGGTTACAACGCCAATGAGTCCTATGTCACCTTGCTTGGCAACTGGGGTCAGCTTATAATGGGCGCATACTTTGGTGGACGCACCATCGAAAAATTGGCAGAAATGAGGAGTAAAAAATGAGCCTTAGCCAAGAACAAGCCGCGTTCCTGCTGGACATGTGCAAACTGATTCAATACGCCACCGACCAAGGCTTTATGGTAACTGGTGGTGAACTCGCCCGCACGCCGGAACAACAGGCCATCTACTTCAAGACTGGTCGATCTAAGACCATGAACTCAATTCACTTAAAGCGCTGCGCTGTTGATTTGAACTTCTTTAAAGGCGGTAAGATCATTTGGGATAAGGAAACCATTGCACCACTTGGCGCATACTGGCAATCCCTACACCCCAAAAACCGTTGGGGCGGAAACTTCTCAAACTTAGTGGACTGCCCGCACTTTGAACGAAATGTGGGGTAATTATGCCCCTCAAAAAGCTAGTATTTAAGCCCGGTGTAAACAAAGAAAACACCAGCTACGCCAACGAGACTGGGTGGTTTTACTCCCAGTGGGTGCGGTTTCGCCAAGGTACGCCTGAAAAAATTGGTGGGTACATCAGGATCTCTTACAACACCTTCTTGGGTACTTGTAGATCGCTATGGACTTGGGTAACTCTTGGTGGCTCTAAGCTTACAGGCGTGGGCACAAACCTCAAATTTTATATAGAAACTGCGGGCGAGTACTATGACATTACCCCCATCCGAGCCACTAGCACGCTGGGCGCAACCCCAATAGCTACAACGCTTAACAGCTCCACAATAACCGTCACAGACGCTGGCGGCGGGTATGCAACAAACGATTTTGTAACCATGTATTCAACCTCGGCGGTTGGAGGAATTACATTATTGGGGAACTATCAACTTACCACTGGAGCCGCAGCCAACACATTTACAGTTACTGCGGCAAGCACAGTAGGCATCACCATTGCGAGCCCAGCAATATTTACCGCCCAATATAAACTTGCAAATGATGTGCGGGTTAGCTTGACCACAACAGGGGGCTTGCCGAGCCCATTGAACACAACCACATCCTATTACGTGGTTAACACATCAGGTTTTACGTTTCAACTGTCTCTGACAAGTGGTGGCGCTGCTATCAGTACCGCAGGTTCATCTCAATACGGGCAACATACAGCTACGGCGCTAGCGTCTGCAACTGCAACGGGCGGGGGTACATCCTATGCCTCATATGAAATTACTACGGGTAGCGCTACTCCTACGGCTCAAAGTGGCTGGGGTGCTGGTGGCTGGGGTGCTGGTGGTTGGGGTGTTGGTAATACTTCAACATCCTCTATGCGCTTGTGGCAGCAGAGTAACTTCAACGAAAATTTAATTTTTGGGTATCGCAACGGCCCTATATATTATTGGGATGCTAACTACGGGTTTAACAACAATATAGCTTTCACTGTAACCATCGCAACACCAGCAGTGTTCTCATCCACAATACCTCTGGAAAACGGCTCCCCCTTGCAGTTTTTTACAACGGGCGCTTTACCGACGGGCCTCATACCGGGCACAACTTACTACGTCATTAACGCATCAGGGTCAACGTGCAACCTGTCTCTTACTGTTGGCGGCGCGGCAATAAACACTTCGGGATCCCAATCTGGGACTCACACCATATCTTCAAGAGCTTTCCCCTACACACAGATAGCAGGCGCATCCAACGTACCCACTGTGCAGAGTTGGATTGCCGTGTCGGATGTAAGTCGGTATGTCATTGCTTTTGGCGCAAACGAGTTAGGAACGGTAACACAGAACCCCATGCTCATTCGCTGGTCTGATGCACAAGACCCCGCAAACTTTACCCCCGCCGCCACTAACTCTGCTGGGTTTTCGTACCTTTCGCACGGCTCGAAAATTATTTCTGTAATGCAGGCCCGCCAAGAGATATTGGTTTGGACAGACTCGTCCCTGTATTCAATGCAGGAGATAGCCACAGGATGGCAGATACAGTTGGTCGCCGACAACATTTCAATCATCAGCCCCAATGCAGTGGCCTATTCAAACGGTGTTGCTTACTGGATGGGCATAGACAAGTTTTATAAATACGATGGCCGCACTCAGACGTTGGTTTGTGACCTGCGCCGTTGGGTGTTTGGGAACATGAACTTAACCCAGACAGATCAAATCTTTGCCGGTACAAGCGAGGGCTTTAACGAAATATGGTGGTTCTATACATCTTCGAACGGAGTAAGCCCACAGATTGATAGCTACGTCATCTATAACTATGTAGAAAACAACGGATGCTGGTATTATGGTACCTTGGGCAGAACGGCATGGCTCGATAGCGGTCTTCTTCCCTACCCCATTGCAGCAACGTATTCCCAAAACCTTGTGGAGCATGAAAACGGCGTGGACAATAACGAAGGAACAATAACACAGGGTATACCCGCATCCATTACGTCCGCTCAGTTTGACATAGATGATGGGCACAACTTTGGGTTTATCTGGAGAACTTTGCCAGACGTGACTTTTGAAGGTTCAACATCTAACAACGCGCAGCTAACCATGAGCATATACGGGATGACAAATTCTGGTTCGGGCGTAAACATTCCCGGGTCAGTCGGCGGATCGTACTACAGCACTGTGCAGGCATCGGGGTTTCAAGCTACACCAAGCGGGTCAAGCTACCCAGTCCAAGCAACGTATACCGGTCAGATATACACAAGGGTACGAGGCCGACAGATAATTTTTGAAATCTCATCCGACATGATGGGCGTGAATTGGCAGTTGGGCTTCCCGCGTATTGATATCAGACCGGACGGCAAGCGATGAGTAACCTTATAGCCCCACCAGCCCTGCCGCAAGCCACGCGGGAGTACATGCCTGCGTATCAAGATCAGCTAAACAGTGTGCTGCGCCTGTACTTTAATAGGCTCACTTCCTTAATTGGCAACTTGTTTGCTTCGGCTGGGGGTTACAACTTGTCTTTTCCATACGGAGCGTTTCATCAAGACGGATACACAACTTTAACCAACGCCATACCGAATTCAGGATCAACCGCGACTATTGTTGTTGGTTCAACTGCCGGGTTTGCATCTGCGGGGACTATCCTTATCCAAAAAGAATTAATTAGCTATACAGGCAAAACTTCCACTACATTTACGGGTATTACCAGATCGCAGTATGGTTCATCAGGTGCTTCACACGCCGCAGGTCTTTATGTAACAGAAGCTCAGGCAGTGCCTTCCGCAACCACAGCTTTAGCTATTCCATACGATACAACAGATGCCAGCAATCAAATATCTATAGACCCCACAGATAGCAGCAGGATTGTTTTTGATGTTGCTGGGTATTACAACATCCAGTTTAGCCTTCAACTTTTAAACGCTAAAAGTTCAATAGATAACGTAACCCTTTGGTTTAGGCAAAATGGTGTTGACATTCCAAATACGGCTGGGGTTGCAACCGTTCCTCTTGGCCCCGGCACCACTTTAGGCGCTTCTCTTACTGCTTGGAACTTAGTTACGCCTATAAACGCTGGTGACTATATTCAATTAATGATGGCTTCAGAATCTGGAGATACAGTAGCTGGCACTTACCCACCCGGAACAGCGCCCGTGCATCCAGCATCCCCCGCCGTTATTCTTACTGCAACGTTTGTGTCAAGGCTAGTATGAACTTTGATGACGACAACATGAGCTTAAATGAACTCCGGGACATAGTGTCTCAAGGAGGGAAAAGGGACGAGCCTGTTCACGTCAACCCACAAGAAGAACATATTTTAAAGTCGCTCGGCAATCCGGGCGCAATCGACACACCCCTTGCCGACTACGGTCGCAACGGCGATACAAATATTGTTCTGGTCAATCCAAAAGAACAAAAGGCACTAAAGAAACTTGGCGGCTCCGGCACCGTCAACCCCCAAACAGGTTTAGTTGAGTACGCAGAAATTGCAACCGCTCAAATAGGTAAAGAGACAAAGCCTGTTACTCAATACGGCATCTACTACACCCCCGAATACAAAGCGTGGCTTGAGGCAAAACGAAAACAAGAAAGCGGTTGGGGTTATATAGCTGGGTCATTTGTTTCTGACATTTTTGGGGGGAAAAATACTTGGGTTGGTAAACTCGCCATGAATATTGGCATGCAGTTTGATAAAGACCCCCTATGGTTTGCGGCAAAAATGGTTCTTTCAACCGCGACTTGGGTGCCAAAGTGGGCAATGCCCGTAGCAAACGTAGTGTATGACACGGTACAGTACGACAAGGATTTACCTTTTAACAAGGCTCTAGGAAAGGCTTTAGGTAACGCGGGTACTTCATATTTAGCTACAAAAGCTGGCGAATGGGCGACAGGGGGTACAAAAATTGGCGAATATCAGCTAAACAACCCACTATACCAAGAATATATATCCGGCCCAATATCTAAAGCACTCGAGAATTATTCGCTCGAAACTAACAAAGCGTGGCAATCAATTGCCGCAAGCACCACATACGGCGCAACGTCTTCTTTGACAAAAGCAACATTAACCGGCTCTAAAGATCCTTGGGGGGACATGTTAAAAGGCGGGCTGGCTGGGGGCGTAACTGCCGGATCCTCTGAGTTGGTTAAGTACTTAACAAAAGACACAAACAACGCGTTTTTGCAAAGCAATACGTTTAAAAACGCCGCATCAACCGCCGTGGCTTCAAAACTCTTAAAGCGGGATGAAAAAGAAACTACTGCGGCATTGTCGCAATCGCTTTTGTCAATGTTTGAAAAATACCTGAAAGACAATGCGTCGTCAGAAAAAAGAACAAAACTAGAAGCTAAACAAGCGGAGCAGCAAAAAGCAAAAGCGGAGCTGGATAACTACGCAAAAACAACAATACAACCTTTGTACGACAAGCAAACCGAACAAGTAGCTGTTCTTGAAACTCCACAATTAATAGAGAGTAGTTTAGAAACGTACAATAAACGTTTAGATGACATAATTTATTGGTCAACAAGCCGTGGCGGCAATATTATAGACCGTTTGCAGGCAGAACAAGCATTAGAAACCGGGAGTGTTTTTTTTACAGACCCTTCTTTGGAAAAAGAATTTTTTAGCGCGGCCAGTATTCTAAACAATGACTTTGTACCTTTATACAGATCTGGGCAATATGAAAAAGACATAGACGCCGCCGCTGCAAACGTTGCGTCGCTACAAGAACAATTGGAAGCGACACGGGAACCCTATGCAAACTACTATTTAAATTTCGCCAAGTTAGACGCGGATTTAAGCGTGATTGGCTCTGAATTTATCAAAGAAGAACAACGCAACGCAGCGATAGCGAGTAATCTTTTTAACAGCGCGGTGTTGTACAAAGATACTCTCGGCATAGACTTGACCCCTGAAAAATTTGAAGCACTTCAAAGCAAAGTAGATTTTGCTTCAGACCCATACGCCTTTGACAAAAAGATGTATGAATTTACGGCAGAGGACTACAAAGCAGCCACCGGTAAAAATCTTACAACTAAACACTGGGATGCTGTTCTTGATCCAAGCGTACCGCGTCTGTCAGAAGACGAAATTAAAGCAATATATGCCGAAGAAGGTATCTATAACCCAACCCAAGCAGAAATTGATAAGTACGCTTACGACACCAAGAGTAGCACATATGCAAACAGATACGCCATAGACTCGAGCTACCAATCACAACAAGAAATTCGAGACTACTTTAAACAAAATATAGGTAGGCCGCCGACTGACGCGGAAGTAAAAGAATTTCTTGGCGACGCTGACCAAGAAGCGCGAAACCAACTATACAAATTAGACGCTAGCGAAACAAGTGAACAAGAAGCTTTATCTATACTTACCCAACAGGGGGAGGCCCCAACACAAGAAAGAATAAAAGCATTAATAGCCAGCGGCGACGAAAAAAAAGCTGCGGCCCGCGCGATTGAACTTGATGCTGGAGAAACGACCGAAAAAGAAGTTACAGATTACTTTACCAAAGAGATTGGCCGCGCCCCTACCGCCGAAGAAATAAACGAATTCCTAACGCAAGCAGAAGCCGAGTCTATAGAGGACATGCTGGCGATTGATAAAGCTGAAATAAATAAACAAGAAGCAATACAATTTTTTAGAAGCCAAGGTGTATATAGCCCTACAGAACAACAAATAGCAGCGCTATTAAGCAGCGACGACGAGACAGCGGCGCAGGCGTTAGCAAAAGATATTGACGCTTCGGATACTGACTATTACGACGCCGCTGCCATGCTTTCAAAAAAGGGTATTTATAACCCATCGCAGAAGCTAGTAGACGCGTTAATGGGTGTTCCGGAGTACGAATCGCAAGCCGTGCTGGACATATTAGAACGTGGAGGATTAACCTCGTCCTCACAAGTCGATGTTTTAGCAGATAAGTTAAAAGAAATATACGAAACAGATCCAGACCTTACCAAGGATTTAAAAGGGCGAGGATTTAACGAGAGACAGTACAAAAAAGAATCTGGTAGTGACCTTACAAGCCGCGCAGATTTGTACACGGATTACTTGTTACGCGGGAAAGATGCGGGGTATGATTTTTACACCGAAGATCAAGAAATCAATGCGGACGAAGCAAGACAAGCTTTGCAAAACGCGGGTGTAATAAACCCAACTCAAGAAATGATAGATGGGCTTACCGGAAAGGGGTACAGCGTAAATAAGTACTCCGCCCTCAACGATGCCAAAGTGGTAGCCGACCCATATGTTCTAGATTATTCTGAAGCAGTTAAGGCATTTAAAGAAGTAAGCGGCGGTGTTGCGCCAACTAGCACACAAGAAAAAGCGCTTTTAGCGTATGTCAACCAAGGCAAAACTAGCGCAGATCCAAACAACGAGGCTAATTTTGTTAACGCTGTATACGACTACGCCGACCCAATTTTTACAACAGAGCAAGAAGTCAAGGATCGTTTTGCACAGTACGGATTAACACCCACCGATGCGGATATAAGAAGTTTCACTGGGACAACGGAGGCCAAAAGTCTCCCCAGAATTGATAAATTCGTAGACCCGCTGTACACAGAACGAGACGAAGCTATAGCTGCGTTTACTAAATCTTATGGGAGAGCCCCGACCGCAGGTGAACAATCCAAAATTGATTCGTTTGTTGGCCCGCAACCAGAATCTGGGCTGCCTAAGTACATTAACGATTATTTTGTTGTCCCAGACGCAAAAGAAAAATTTCAAGACATGTTTGGTCGGGAACCAACCGAAGCAGAAATAAAAGCAATAACGTACGGAACAACTGAAGCCAAGCGGCAAGCCGCGTTTACCAAATATACAGACCCCTACTACACAGACCAAACCGAAGCTAAGGCTGCATTTTTCAAATTGTTTGGTAGAGACCCGAACGCAGATGAGCAGGCCAAAATTGATTCGTTTGTTGGCCCGCAACCAGAATCTGGGCTGACTACTTTTATCACCGACAATTTTGTTATCCCAAGCGCGGACGATAAATTTAAAGACATGTTTGGCAGAGAACCAACTGCCGCTGAAAGAGCAGCCATAACAAGAGGCAAAACTGAAGCCGCTCGGCAAGCCGCGTTTAATAAATTCGTAGACCCGATGTACACAGACAAGGATGAAGTTGACGCTGCGGTTAAAAAGATACTGGGTGCCGGTGCAACGGAAGACATCCTTGAGAAATACAGGGATCAATTTGTCGGCGCAACAAACGAAAAAACGCAGTTGGGCAACGTATCTACTGATATAAAAAACTACTATATAACCCCCAAGGAATTCTCTTCCGCGTTTAAATCCAGATATGGTATTGTTCCAACTCAAGACACCATTGATAAATACATTGGTTACAACGATGAGGTAGACAAAACAAACAGGTTTGGGGCGTTCTTTGAAGAACTCGACCCCCTTATCACGACCAAAGCAGAACTAAGGCAAAAATTCGCCGACTACGGTATAAAACCAACAGCGGCAGACTACACAAAATTCATGGGGTATAACCCAGATGCCAATCTAGACGCCTACTTAGGCACGCAAGGGATATCAGCCGCTAAAGCCGCAAAAGACGCGCAAGACAAAGCTGACGCAGAATACAGAGCCGCCGTTGCTAAAGCCAAGGCCGCAAACACCTTTTTAAGTTTAACTGGCCGAAACCCAACCTCCGATGAATTAGAAGACATAGTCGCTATTGTTGAAACTAAACAAAAAGATATAGAAGCACAAATAAGCATAGACAAACGAAACGCGGCGTTAAAATATTTTGAATCTGAATTTGGTCGGAAACCGACGCCTGATGAATCGGCGGATATTTTTGAAGCCACTTTGCTAGCGACAAAAGCTAAAAACGTAGACCTTGCATATACAGACAAGGATGAAGTTGAGACTGAAATCAAAAACATATTGGGCGATGCCGCAACACCAGAAATACTTAAAAAGTACGAAGATCAATTTGTCGGCCCGACAGACGAGAGAATACAGTTTAGTAAAATAGCCGCAGACATAAACAAATACTCTCTAACTCAAGAAGAGGTTGTTGATGCGTTTCAATCTAGGTATGGTCGCAATATCGATCCAAGTCAAGATGTCATTGACAAATACGTTGGTTACAACGCGGGCATAGATGAAACGAACAGATTGGGGGCGTTCTTTGAAGAACTTGACCCTCTTATTACAACCAAAGCGGAACTAAATCAGAAATTCGCCGACTACGGTCTAACCCCCAGAGCATCGGATTACATAAAATACGCGGGGTATAACCCAGATGCCGAGCTGGACAAATATTTATCCACAAAATATCCCACAGGTACAGCACCACCGGATGTATATACCTACGACGACAGGGGTCGTACATACCTTAACGACGAACTCCAATTTGACGGTTATGAGGTTGATTTTTCTAAACCGGGTAAATATGAGACAGATAACGAAGGCAATATATTTAGAGACGGCAATCTTATTTTCCAAGTTAACACGGATGAGACCGCGCCTACGATTTATTACGATCCGACCCAAGTAAAACCAATTAATTACAAACCTTCAACAGACACGGGCACAGACACGGGCACAGGCACAACCCCCGGCCCTGTAACCCCTAAAGATGTGTATACCGAGGACGAAGCGGGTAACATATACAAAAATGGCGTGCTCTACCGCGCCTCAGAAAGCGTGTACACCGAGGACGAAGCGGGTAACATATACAAAAATGGCGTGCTCTATCGCGCTGCGGAAAAACCAGAACCACCAGTCGAGCCGCCACCTGTAACTCCGCCCGTAACACCACCAGTCGAGCCGCCACCTGTAACCCCTAAAGATGTGTACACCGAGGACGAAGCGGGTAACGTATACAAAAATGGCGTGCTCTATCGCGCCGCAGAAAAAGAAGAGGAAAACAAACCCGAAGATGTGTACACGTATGACTCGCTTGGTAACATATATAAAAATGGTGTGTTTTTCCGAGCCGCAGAAAAGATTGAAGAAGAAACACCTGTAACTCCGCCCGTAACACCACCAGTCGAGCCACCACCTGTAACTCCGCCCGTAACCCCACCAACAGAAGAAACCGGGGGGACTTTGGATGAAGTAGAGGTTATAGCGAGTCCGGAGGAGTTTGACTACACATACGACGAAGCGGGTAATTTGTACCGCGACGGCGAACTCTACCGTGCAAATGCTTTTGGGGATATTTACGAAGAAGACGAGTACACAACAGACTCACTCGGCAACATCTTTAAAAACGGTACCCTTTACCGCACAAAAGAAAGCGCAAATGGCGGCGATGTGCCCGTATATGACCCAGCCAAAGCAAAACCAATTATTTATAAGTCGGCTACTCCACGCCCTAAAAAGCCACCACCACCACCGCCACCACCACCACCGCCAAAAACACCAACAACACCGGTGAGCTTTGACCCCACTGCCTTTTTGCCCACGTCATATGTGCCGCCATACACCCCGCAAAAAGCAAAAGTTGTGGAGGAAAGCCCGTACTTTGACATGCGCAAAAAGTTTGATCCGGGTATGTTTGGTAGTTACAACCCAATGACGATGTATGGGTCACCCTCTAGCACAAATACTCGCACAAATCAATCTAAAGTAGCTACAATGGCCACTGGCGGTTATCTGGACGAAAAACCAATGGATATGCAAGAAATACTTAACATTCTTGAAAGAGGTTAAAAATGGATGACGAGAACGAAGATAACACTAATTCCAATCTTGACGAAGACGAGTTTACAGAAGACTCACTTGGTAACGTCTACAGGTATGGCGTGCTTTATCGCGCCGCTGAAGATAACACTAATTCCAATCTTGACGAAGACGAGTTTACAGAAGACTCACTTGGTAACGTCTACAGGTATGGCGTGCTTTATCGCGCCGCTGAAAATAACACCGGCGAACCAGAATACACAACAGACTCGCGTGGCAACATTTTTAAAGACGGTAGCCTTTATCGCACCGCTGACTCCGCCGACGGAGAGTTCTTACAAAAAGCAAAAGAAAACCCTACGTTGTGGGATTACACAAAACAAGCCCTAACCAAATATGGCAAAGATGGTCTTAATTATGTAAAGAACGCGGTTACTAAACCCGACGGTAGCATTGACTTTAACAAAATCCTTACCGGTATGGCTGCAATTAGCGCTTTTTCTGGTGGTGACAAACCAAAATCAAATGCTTACCAAGGTAAGATACCTACATACACGGCTACTAGGTCTCAAGTACCTTATGATTACGTAAACGAGCAAAGAGAGCCGGGCAGCTACGGACGCGACTATTTTTCGGATATAAAGTATTCAGCACCTGCGCAAGCTGGCGCGGCACAAACCGCCGGAGTAGCGGAAGCACAGGCAAAAAAAGAACAAAACGACGAAGTGCAAGCAGCGGTTGCCGCAAAGCAAGCCCGGCAAGAAGAAGAAACACCCGAATTCGCTATGCCTTGGCAGAGCAGACAAAAATTTGCCCGAGGTGGTCGGTATTTAGACGGTAGAACAGACGGCATGGCTGACAAGATTCCCTCGATGATCGACGGCAAGCAAAAAGCTGCGTTGAGCCACGGCGAGTTTGTTATTCCTGCCGACGTTGTATCTCATTTGGGTAACGGCAACTCAAACGCTGGCGCACAAAAACTCTACGACATGATGGCTAGGGTTCGCAAAGCACGCACAGGTAATGCACAACAAGGCAAGCGAATTAACCCAGATAAGTTTTTGGCTGGCGGTGTTGCTGCGGGCTATGCTGATGGTGGGAATGTAAGACATTTTAATAATGGTGGGAGCACGGGTACAACAGGGACAGGAACAGGAACAACATCCTCTACAACCATCCCATCTCAAGGTAGTTCTGTAGCCGAGGGTCTTTCTACATGGGCGGGCCCGTACGTTTCTGAATACTTGGGTAAAGGCCAAGCGCTTGCAAACACACCATTCCAAGCATACAAAGGCCCCCTAACTGCTGGCGCATCCGATCTCCAAAAACAACAATTTAGTGGGATTTCAAACTTAGCTAAAACAGGTTTTACCCCCGGCCAAGTTAACTACCAAGGGTTTGATGCCAACACTGCGCAACAGTACATGAACCCGTACACTAAAGCAGCCCTTGATCCACAGATTGCCGAGTTGAACCGCCAAGGACAAATCCAAAACGTCCAAAACCAATACCAAGCAAGAAAGCAAGGTGGGTACGGTGGCTCTGGCGCAGTGCTGGCTCAAACCGAAAACCAAAGGAACACGCTGGATAAAGTGCAGTCGGCACTCGGCCAAGGCTACAACACTGCATATAACAACGCAATGGCTCAGTTCAACGCGGATCAAAGTCGCCGACTCCAAACTGACCAAGCAAACGAAGCCAATCGTCAGTTCAGCGCAAACTACGGGCTGTCAAATCTTCAAGCTCTTGGCACGGCTGGCGCTACCCAACGCGATATTACAAGTCAAGGTATCGCCGCCGACAAAGCTCAATTTGAAGAGGCGAAAGACTTTCCGTATAAACAAGTGCAGTTCCAAAAATCTTTGCTTTACGGTTTGCCGATCACGACCACAGAAAACACAGCTATGCAAAGCCAACTTAGCGACATCGCAAACAAAATTTCTGGTCTGGCGACTATTTACAAAACTCTTGAAGGCTTGGGACAAAAACAACCATGAACTTAATTCAAATTCAAGAACATTTAAAAGACCTGCCCATGCAGGTTATCCAGTCGTACGCCAACGGGACAAACCCAGAAGTCCCTCCGTACATGGCGCTTGCCGAAATGCAGCGTCGGCAAACTATGGATCAGCGTGTGCAGCAGCAGCAGGCGCAACAAGGCCCGATGCCGACTGTAAAAGAACAGATCGAACAAAGCGCCGGTCTGGCCGGGCTTCAAGCAAAACAAGCGCAACAAGCGCAAGCGCAAGCGCAAGCGCCCCAAGGTGGCCCCGTCCCCGGCGGCATCCCACAACCCCAAGCACAACCTCAACCACCATCCCCAGAGCAGCAGGGGATCGGCGCACCTCAGCAGCCACGGCCACAACCACGGCCACAACCACGACCACAACAGATGGCCGCAGGTGCTCAACCTATACAACGGATGGCTGAAGGCGGTATGACCGCTGCCCAAGGTATTGAAAATCTTCAAGTTCCAGACGGTATGTTTGAATATTCCGACGGTGGCATCCTTGGGTACGCTGGGGATGAGGCGCAGGGTTCTGTTGTTAGAGACCCGGAAGAAGAAAAGAAAATGAAGATCATGCAGATCCTCAACAACTACAGGCAAGAAAACCCAGAAGAACGCCCGCCTTCTAGGTCAGAAAATTCTTCAAGCTCATATCAACCCGCACGACCTTCGCAAAGCCAAAGCCAAAGCGAAAAACCAAACGACTTCCTCAACGACCCATCCTATATGGAGGCGATGAAACGCGGGATGGAAGTAAAAACTCCAGAACAACAAATAGCGGCGATGAAAGCGGCAAGGGAAGCTGCGGGTGTTAAAGGTAACTACGGCGAAGCACAAAGCAAACGCTACGACGAAGAAGACGCACAATATAAAGAAGCTCTTAAAAATAGGGGCTTCAACAACTTCATAAACGTGATGTCTGGCATTGGTCGTGGTGGCCTTGGTGGCGCAGCCCCAGCATACTTGCAACAAACTGCCGCACAAGAGGCAGCCGACATGGCTCACAGACGCCGTTTGAACGCAGCGCGTGGTGAAATTGAGGGCAAACAACGCGAAGAAGCTATGGGTCTCGCTAGCGAAGGGTTTAAAACTTCCGAAGCACGACAAAACGCGGCCACCGAAGCCGCCTCAAAAATGGCTTCAACACAACAAACAGCGTTACTTAATGCCGCAGCAGAAGTCGAACGAAACAAAAACGAATTGGCAAGGTTAGAGCAAAGCAATATAAATGCACGAGAGTTAGAAAAAATACGCAACAAAAACCAAGAAGCTATACACGCATTGGACAGAGCCGCCGCTGCAGCCCTTGCCAAGTTTAATGCTGAAGCGCCAACTGAGGAAATAAAGAACTATGAGGCTTACAAAAACAGAGTAAGACAATCAGACCGCTCAATGCAGTACAAAACAGAACGCGAGTTATTTGTACAATACCAGAAAGATAAGTATGCTGGTATGGCCGGAGTTGCTGACGTTAAAGCAGCCGCAAACCAAAAAATAGCGGCTATGAAAACTATTAGCCAAGATGTAAACATTAGTAGGTTAGAAAGAGAATTAGGTAGAGCAACCGACCCAGCCGAAATAGCCAATATAACTAATGATATATATATGTTAAGTAATAGACTAACGGGTGGCATAGGTGGTATTAGCCAAGGAGCGCCTAGCGCTGGTTCATCTGATGCCCCTCCCCCCGGTGCTGTTAGACTCAAGCAATAACCAAGGTAATCAAACATGCCTACATACGAAGTAGACGTACAGGGTTCTACCTACGAAGTTGACGCGCCGGATCCAAATACCGCTTGGAGATGGGCGAACATCACGTATAAAAAGTCTTTGGAGCAAGCAGCAAGTAAAGAAGGGTCTTTGGGGCAAATTGCTCAAGATCGTGCGGCAGACCTTGTGGTTGGGGTCGGCGGGCTTGCACAACTGCCGGGTCAACTTTATGGTTTGGCTACAGGCGACTTTAGTGGAACCGAGTTTGGTAAAGATATATCAAAGTACGGAGAAGGGTTACAGTCTGAACAACTAAGGGCCAACAAAAAATTAAGCCGATTAAAAATACAAGAAGCAGAACGAAAAGGCGGACAGCTTTCTGCCGCCGGTACCGCGATTAAAGAAACGCTTACAGACCCTCAGTTACTTGCAAGTTTTTTAACAGAACAATTACCCCAATTAATCCCCGCTTTATTAACCGGTGGTGGCACTGCCGCACTGACCGCCACAGGGATTACATCAAAAGAAGCCGCAAAATTAGTGGCAAGTGGTATGGCAAAAGAAGCCGCCGAAATTGCGGCCAAACAAACGGCTGCAAAACAATCAGCAATCCTAGGATCCGCAGCGGCAAAAGGAACTGGTGCTATTCAGCAAGGCGCAAGTGTTGGCGCAGAGACGTACGAAAACGTATACAAGAAGCTAAAAGAAAACGACGCTACAGATGAAGAAGCAGCGCAACGCGCTTTAAGTTTGGCTCGTGGAGCGGGTGCCTCTGGCGCTGTTATTTCCGCGCTGGCGCAAAACTTGCCCGGTGCTGGTGCAATTGAAGGCTTTGCTGCCGGTGTTCCCGGTAAATTTTCAGGTCGTTTATCTAACGTTGCCGCCGGTGCTGCTGGTGAAAGTGTCGGCGAGGCTATTGAAGAGGGTGGTGGTAAGTTTGCACAAAACGTAGCGCAGCGCGAAGTTGACCCGAATCAAAACTTGTACGCCGGTGTCGGCGAAGCTGCGGGTATGGCTGTCGTTGGTGGTGTTGGTCTTGGCGGCGCAGCGGGAGCTTTACGTACACGGGGGGAAGAAAAAATTGATGTTGATAAAGTTCAACGCCCACCCGCCGATACACAACCACCCCCGCCCCCACCACCAGCTTCACCAGATCAAAAAGCGCAAGAACGCGCGGAGCGTGTAGAAGAATTAGCCAACTCACTCTTAGTTGGCAGCGTATCAAAAGAAGAAGCCAATCGGCTAGCGGAAGAAAAAATTGCCGAGGAAGAAGCAAACGACGCACAATATGAAGCCGAGCAGCAAGCAGCACAACAGACAAAGCAACAGGAGGTTCCAAGTGATGTACAACAGCCTAACGCAGAATCAACTGGAGCAGGCGTTCCAATGGTTAGCGAGCCCAGTGCAGGAGCCCCCGCCCCCGGAGTTGGAGGCCCTGAGCCAGCAAGAATGGTTTCTACTGCAGCGCCTGCTGGACAGCTTGATGCGGGAGAGGGTCAACAACGTGCTGCATTAGAAGACCCAAAGCAAAAACGCATAGAAGAATTAATAAACGGGGGGTTGAGCCCTAAAAATGCCTCGCTTATTGTTGAAGAAGAATTTAATAAAGAAACAAAACAAGAGACACCCACAGTAACCGAAGGAGCCCAAGTTGGCATTAAAACCCCTGAAGCCGTCCAAGCAGAAGCGCAAAGACAAGAAGCACCCGCCCCCGCAGCCGAACTAACCGACGAAGAAAAACAAAGCTTGCAAGCGGAGCTTGATGAAGAACAAAATAAACCTGCCCAAACAAAACCACTAGGTATTCTTGAGTATTTTGAAAAAAGGGATGAGCTTGTTAAGCAGATGGATGAAGCGCACGAAGAAGGCTTGGCTTTATCAGAAAAAATACATGAACTAGGTACTGATCGTGCGCGTGATGTTTTGGGCGATGATGGCAAACCATTAGCCCTTGATGAAAACGGTAAATATAGCCCAGTCAAAGCTAAAGATGCCCAAGCAGTTTTGCGCGTTGAATCAAACAAAGTTACGGCTAAATTTGATGCTATTGTTAAACAAATTGACGAACTCGATGCTGCTAGACAATTATCAAAACAAAAAGCTGCGGTCAAACCCACCTTCAGCCAATTAACGGAAGACCAAAAGCGCACAGTACAAGCAGAGCTTGATGCCGAGTACAACGATGCGGTGGTTAAAAAATCTATTGCGGCTAGCATTGGAAAACCCGACCGGGAGTTCCACAAATTCAAGACCGCAAAAGAAGCAATAGGGCGTGTAGCAGAAACGGGTAACGCACTTCAAAAATTGTTTGCCAAACGATTGGCGTCGGCACTCGAAGGTATTCAGTTTGTTGTTGTAGAAGGCGAAAACCTGCCGCCAGAATTGGGCATACCCGCAAATGAATGGAACGGAGCTACTGGTGCGTTTGTACGGGATGGAAAAGGCGGCACATATATTGTAGTGCGGGGGTTAGACCCAAACAGCAGTAACCGTTTATACCAAGGCGTAAACAACATAACGGTGTTGCACGAAGCCCTGCATGCGGCACTCCAACAAAAGATTAATGCGGGTTTAAAAGGTATTGATGCCGGTCTAACCAAAGCAGTGCGGGCTCTAGAAAAAACAATGCAGCTAGCGCGTAAAAGAGCGCAAGCACAACTAGACGAAGACAAACTACCTCTGCGCTTGCACGACCTCCTTTTGGATGGCAAAGTGTTTGATGATGTGCATGAGTTTGTGTCCTACGCAATGACCGACCCCAAGTTCCAAGAATGGTTGATGGACACCCCGGGCCACATGGTCAAAACTCTGTACAACCAATTTGTTGAAAACGTACGGCAATTTTTTAACATGAACGCGAATAGCGTCAATGCTCTGTCGGACATCATTAACATAACCGACCAACTGCTGTCCGAAAAACCGCCAACAAAAACAGAACCCGGGCGCGTCCAATTCAGCAAAGCACCCAAAGCAACAAGGGCGTCGGCGACAGAAGAGAAGTTGGGCAAGGGGAATTTTGCCGACGACCTAAGAGAGATGTCTACTCTCACCAAGCTGCGTGACCAAACAGAGTTTGTTAATCGCGCCGTTAGTCAATTTGCTTACATGGGTCAGAATTTTATTCATCAACTTTTACCAACATTACAAACCAGCGCTGTTGTTGAGTGGGCAGGACGACTTGGTATGAGCCACATTGTCAAGGCGCATAAGTTTATGGTAGATATGGCGGGAGAAAAAAATAAACGCTTAAACCAAATGCTCTCTAAATTTGACAAGCTACTGTATCTTAAAAGAAAATTTCCAGACCAGTACAAGAAGTTGGCCGACATAATGCACTACACCACACTGCTGTCGCGGGATCCAACAAACGCTAAGGCTCTGGCTGGGGATAAAGTGCTGCAGCGTCTGTGGAGCGGCCTTGACGCAGACACAAAAAAACTTTACGAAGAAATACGCGATCACTACATAGAACAACACACTGCGTATTACGACGTACTCACAAAACAAATTGAAGAGTCGGGCTTAAAAGAACCCGAAAAGAGCAAAATCATTGCCGCTATTAAACAGGTGTACGAGACCGGTAAAACAATGTACCCTTACTTTCCGTTGATGCGTTACGGTCAGTATTGGGTGCGCGTCGGCAAGGGCGCGGGGCGCGAATTCCATATGTTTGAAAACAAAGGAGACCGCGATACATTTATAAGAGAACGCGCTAAACAACTAGGCACTACTTGGGAAAAGGCAGCGAGTAGCGGGGATATGGATGCGGGTAATGATTTAAAAAGTGCTCGTACTTCAGATAACATGGCGTCTACAGAAACGCTTAAAACTCTATTTGCGGCTATCAACAACGGGGCTATTCACGTAACGGATAATTTTGGTGACATAGTGTCCGAGGCATCTGTGGTAAACGCGGAGATATTAAAAAACCAAATCTATCAGATGTACCTGCATACGTTGCCGGATAGAAACTTCCGCAAGCAGTTCATCATGCGTAAAGGCATCGCTGGTTTCTCGGGTGACATCGCACGAAACTTTGTCACAAACGGCATAAACATGGCGAACCAATTGACCCGTATTGAATACGGCGGCAAGGCTATGAAAGAGCTTGAGTTAGCAAAAGACGCTTTGCAGGGCGATCCAGACACATTAAAACTTAAAGAGTTCCATGCCGAGATGATCGAGCGCGTTACTATGCAAGTACGCCCCGAGGTTGAAGACGACCTTTTAACCAAAGCTGTTAATCTTCTTAATACCTCTTCGTATCTGTGGTTTATGACGTCAACTAAAACTGCGGTAGCACAACTTTCGTCTTTACCTGTTTTTGTAGGCCCGGTGCTTACGGCAAACCACGGATTCAACCCAGTTAAAGTAGCGGCGGCGCTGACTAAATCTCTTGCTGTATTTACTACAAATGTAAAAATAAAGAAAAACCCAGACGGAACTACGGCGTTTGAATTTCCTACTATGTCTATGGTGGGTGGTGCGGAACTCACGCCGGATGAAAAACTTGCCGCTAAATATATGGCTGATCGCGGTATCACCGAAAACACCAACACTTATGAATTGATTGGCCGCAGAAATATATCTACCGCAGAGGCTGAAAGTACCACGGCGAAAATTGGCGGCGCAGTAGTGAGTGTAATGACCGCGTTATTCCATCATACCGAACGAATGATTCGTGAAATTACTTTTATGACTTCCTACAGGCTGTACAGGCAAGATATAGGGAGAATTAACAACGCGCATGAAAAGGCTTTGGAATTAGCCGAAAAAGAAACTACTGAAGCCTTGGGCGCATACAGCGCTTACGAAAGACCAAGAGGCGTGCTTCAATTTGGCCAAAATAAAGTGCTTATCAATGCGCATCAACCCGCCGGTAAAGCCCTTTTGCAATTCAAAATGTTTGCCGTGTTTGCAACTACGTTCTTTATACGGAACGCATGGCGTATGTTTGGCGGGTTGGATGCCAAGGATAAAGCGCAGGCTATGACTAAACTTGTAGGCTCTGTGTCTATGTCTTTAGCCTTAGCGGGCTACGTCGGCGTTCCCGGTATTGCTATGGCTGTGGGTGCTGTACAAGGGATGATGGATAGTTTAGCGGGGGCACTTGGTGACGATGACGAAGAAAAAATTCTAGAACAAAGAGATTGGGAATTATGGTTCCGTCGCATATGGTTACGCGAAACTTTTGGGGATGTAATCGGCGGGGTGCTTGATAGAGGAGTGATTGCTCAAACTACTGGGTATGACATTACAAGCAGCTTGTCGTTTCAAAATATGTGGTTCCCTGAAGTACGTGAACAAGCCACCGCGAAAGCAACTGTGCTGGAATACCTCGCCTCTATTGCGGGACCGGGATTTAGTTTGATGGTTAAAACTGTTCCAGATGCGCTTGACTTCTTTGATAAGGGTGAAATCATGCGGGGTATGGAAACACTAATGCCCGCGTTTGTAAAGGGTGCCTTTACTGCCGAAAGATACGAAAGAGAAGGCGCTACTACTTCAAATAGATTACCAATTATAGAAGCTAAGGACTTTACTCAAGGGCAGTTGTTTATGCAAATGCTTGGGTTTGCTTCAACAGAATTAGTTGCGCGAAGAGAAGCTATTAACACATTCCAAGGCGGCAAGATAGCGGTTACGCGCAAAAGAAATGAATTGATAGACAAACTTAGCAGAGCCGAAGAAAGCGAGCGAAGTAACGATTACAACCAAGTAATGAAAGAAATTGATAAATTCAACGCGCAGTACCCTACTAACGACATTAGCGACGAGACCATAATGCAATCTAGGCAAAGACGCGAGAAGGCATTGAGGTATGCTCAAAAAGGTATACCCTATGACAAAAATTTTGAAGGGCAATACGATAGGATCATTGAGCAAATGGATAAAGAGTTTGGTAAGAAATAAAAAAACCCCGCACTAGGCGGGGTATAAAAGGGCACATGCCCTGCAAGGAGTAGCTAGCAACTGCTTACTAGCCCAAGTATTTTACCTCAAACCCTCCAGACACGCAACCCTTTTATACCGTCTTCTACCACCACTTTGGTCTCAACTTTTGTACGCAGTCGGCGGGTTATTCTTTTAAGCATGCCTCTTGCGGCCACATGGTCGATACAGGGGACAAAGAAAGATTGCCCCACCCGAAACTTCTCCCAATTAAGGCTGTACATCAGGTTCTCTATTATCATTTTCGGGTAAATCAAAATGCAAAGAATCTACGTTTGACACATCAAAGTGCAACGCACGTACCACAGGGGTAACAACTTTCATACCTTTGGATATACGTTTGTTGACCGGCCCTTTGTATATCCCCATAGTAGTAAGCTGCTTTAGCAACCCGTTGTAATGGGTTTGGGACTTTACGCAGAACTCTTTGAACTGCGCCGCTGGAATGTACACCTGCTTTGTATCCGGCTCATAACGCCCCAACAATTCACCACGGGGTTCCTGTAATGGTAAAGCCGACAAACCACTACGAGAATCAACGTCGCCGTTCACAACCAAAATGTTCTGTATATGGGCGTTCATGAATTCGCCAATAGCTGAGTCGGGAGTGATCTCTGGGCGCTTTACTTCTATGCGGGTAGTCTTCACGCGGTTTGTAAGCCAGCCATATATAGCGGGCATGTCGTATTCGTGCAGACCTAAGTTCTTGGCAATCAAACCGGCGGCAATGTTACATGCGCCAATCGAAGACCAATACCGTTCCTTTGCGGAGATTTGCGTGTCCCTGTCAATTCGGGCCTGTACCTTTTTAAGCAGGGCAATACTGCCTTCCAAGTTGTTAACCAGATAGGAAATGAATATCTCTCCGGCATGTCCATAGTTTTCATTTAACACGTGGTCAAATATTTCTTTACCCTCGGCGACACTGATGATCTCATTGGGTTCAATCTCATATTCAAATACCCGCATGTTCTCGCCGTCCGGGGACTTCTTGAGCGCCGACAGTTTTTCATAGAAGCTAGCGTTCGCCGACGCCAGAGTTAAATTCTGCCATGTCGTGTTGTTGATACGCATCGCGTTCTCGGAAGCCTTCACTCGGTCTTTGCCGCGCCCATGAGTCACACCATACGCGAAGTCAGAGAAGTCTGTAGTCTTCATGTTCGTGACCTCATCAATCGTGAGCGCCAAGTTATTCATGACACCAAGACGGAGCATCTTTGCGTTCATCGTGTCTTTTTCAATTGCCATCAACTCTTTTGGTGAACCGTATACACTATTGCACATGCGCAGGATTGTTGACTTACCCGTGCCTGAGTCGGGGTGAATGACGTTAATGATCGCGCCGTCTAGACCTGTAAACTTAAACAGCAACGCACCGAACGCAGTCAAAGCACCAAACGCGTGTGGCTCAAGACCCGGCCTTGCGTACATATTAAAAGCTCGTTTCCACTCATCAAACGAACCTTTGACGTGAATCTTTTCCGCAATAAGCTTTGTGTCCGCCGACGGTGGAGAATAGAACGTACCGTCCTTGGTGATCTCTTTGTCGCCAAAAATAAATTTGCTATCGTTATCTGTCCATCCAAACTGTGTTCTCATGATGTCTGCCCTTTTCTCGTACTGTAAATTTTTGATCGCCATGACCACATAGGTAGCCAAATGTTTGTACTGACTCTTGTGTGCCACAACCCCTTGTTGCGCTAGTTGCCGTTTCAGTTCATCTTCCGAAGAAATAACAGCAGTGCTAATCGCAAATTCCTTCATACCGTCATGCGGTAAATGCAATCTAAACAACGCCACTTCCCCCGCGCCGGGATCACGCATGCGTTTGACTACATACAAATCGTGTTCATAGACCAATACCGGCTCTACTTCTTCTTCCTCTTTCGCGGGTCTTTTGTAGATGCCACCCTTCTTACCCCTCACAAATGGGAAAGGATATTCCGGTATCACCACCTTCACCGCAGAGTTGTTGTTCTCCACGACCACCACGTTGTCTTCTTCTTTAGCCTCGGCGATCTCAATGCCAAGCACCACTGGAGACTTTATCTTGCCCTTGTGGGGGCACCCTTCACAACCCTTGGGGTTCTCGCGTTCAAACACGGCACAGCTATGTGGGCCACCGTTTTTCCTGAGATTCCTGAGTTTTTGCCATACTTCGTTCTCGTTGTACTCTGTGTATTCCTTGGATATCTCATGCGCGTATCTGTCCCCATCGGAGCAAAAGGCGGCAATCGACAAGGCAGAAAACCACAGCGGTTCTGATACCTCGTTCTGGTTGTTCTTGCAGTAAAGCAGTTGTGCGCATCCCTCACCCTTTTCGGATTTTGTAAGGATGGTTTCAAATTTCTTTACTTTATTCTCAAGTAAAGCGAGCATCATTGGGCTCAACGATGGCGGCGCAAAATCAGGTTCCTTGGGTTCTTCTGCCACGCCCAATATTTCTTTCACCCGCGCACATGTCATGCGCGTGGTGTTGGGGTTCATAACAGAAACCGTGGTGACTGGTTTGTTTGGCTTTATGTTTAAAGAATCAGGGACACGCAATATCCTCGACTCTTCAAAGACCGACGGGTCTACGATAAGGCCGCGTTCCACACACAAGTCCTTGAGGCGTTGGGCAAGTGGTTTCCACTCTTTTCTACCCAGCGTTTCTTCAAGAAGCCAGTATGCGTGTATTCCGTTTCCGGAGTTTATTAGGATTGGTACAGGTAAGCCGACTGCCTTGCAAAACTTTTGAAGCTCAAGCAATCCCGTACGCTGGTCAATATACCCCTCGATCTTTCCGTCCGAGTTAGGTACACCCTTCGTGGGGCCACAATCAATATCCAACCACAGCGCTCTAATAGCAGTTACGTTACTCTGAGTGCGATTGTTGTCTTGCCCAAATTTAGAGCAACCAAAATAAACATTGGTTTCCTTGTCCCTAAACTCTTGGATGATTGTTTCTGCTTGTTCCCTTGTGTCTGCAAACCGTTGGTCTACGTAGCTACCAATTCCTACCACACAGTATCTACCGGTTGAGGGTAGCACTGCGTCCAGCAGGTCAAATGATGACATTGTTATTTCTGTTCTTTGTAGCGGGCCATGAACAATTTGATTTGCTCTGAGTTATTGCGGGACGGGGTGCTCTCACCCCAAAACCAGTTGTAAACCGTCATGCGGCTCACTCCCAATTCCTCCGCTACGCGAGTAGCAGGAATCCCTAACTCAATGCACATACGACCAAAAGCTACGCCCAAAGATTCGGAATCAGCAGTTTTGTTTGCTTCAACCAAATTGTGGCTGTAACCATAGGTCATATTAATCTCCGGTTGTCCATGCGTTCAGCACAGAATCCAAATCCTCTTTTGCAACAGGCTCGGCAACCTTTTTAGACTCACGCTTCTTTGGTTCTGCGTCGGCGACCTCTTCAACCGCGACTTTAGGCGCTTCCAGCTTCGGGGCTTTACCGCTCACATCTGCTTGGTAAGGCGTCATAACCACCATTTTCTGGGTGTTTGCGTCCGCGCTTGCCTTAGATGTAACGTCGTATTCCATCTTGTTGATGTGGCGCAGGGGTGTAAACAACAAAGATTGGTTGTCGTTGTCCTCGTTGAAACTGAGTTGGGTAACTGTGTAGTCCAAGCTCTTGCCGTTGTTGGCCAAGTACTTAGAGTAGTTTTCAAACATGTGGACGTTCTCTGCGGGGCTCACGCCAAACAAAGACTTAGAAGACAAGTTGATCTGGTACACGGAACCTTCCAGCGCGGTGTCAAAATCTTGTTCCAAAACAACAGCCAGTCGGCGAGAGTACCGGCAAGCTTTAGAGTTGTTCATGCCCGAACCCTTGATGTTTTGTTTGCAGTCGTCGCAACGGCTGGACTGAGGGTTGGATGCGCCTTCGTCGGGGGTTTGACCGTTGTTAGAAAAACAGTCGGGCGCGGTTGGCTCTGCGTCAGGACTCCACTGCTTGGCGTAAAAAATACGACCCACTTTAGGGGACGCACCAACAACCACAACGTTCAAGTCGCCCTTGAGTTTGCCCATTTCTTCGCCGTTAACCACCTTACGGAAGATACCGTTCTTGGGGACAATGCGTTTAACGGATACACCGCCACCGCCAGCGAGTTGCTTTGTAAGGGCACTAACCCCTGCGTTACGCAGGAAGTCGGGTAACTCCTCGTTAAAAACTTTAATGTTGCTCATGCTTTCTCTCCAGTGATAAATTCGTAAATACTTCCAGCCGCTTCCAAAAGATTGTGGTCTTCTGTGGGGAAAATTTCAAAGTAACGCAACGCGTAACGCACTGCCAGACTCTTGTTGCAAACTCTTTCAATGTCGTAGTTTGTCTCTTGGGGGCTCATCTCGATTTCATTCATGTTCATGTTTCCTTGGAACGTCTAACTAACACGGTGTACTCGCTCTCCACGTTCAAACCCTTGGGGAGCAAATCGGGATTCTCTGCAAGAAAGTCTTTCATGTTTGTTTGATGAAGTCGTTTCTCTAGTAGGCCAAATGCACCGGTCTCCTCTATGAAGTCGTACATTGAATCCCAATCATTCGTCCAGTACCGTGACTTAACTGAACGCATGATCGTGCCATACTTTGTTTTAATGCTGTCGGCATTAATTTTTTTACACAGGTTGAGCATCTCGTCGGATATCAACTGCATTTGTGATTCGAGGTCGCTGTCTTGTTCCTCAAATAGCTTCTTGTTTTCTGCGCGTCTATCCCTGATGCGGATGTACGCTCTAACCATGTTGTCCATCTTTTGGAGGGACTTATCCTCTTGCTTCTCATCGCTCATATAAACTCCAATTGTTTGCGGGAAAGTTAGTTTACCACAGTGTTGTACATTGTCAAGCTACTTCAGAAGAAATTTCTTGTCGGTACAGATCAATTATTTTCATGTGGTTTTCTATGTTGTTGCGCAACATGCTGT